GTTCCAGCACTTCCTTCACCTGTTCCTCAAATTTTTCATAAGGTGCCGCATAAAATTTCTTTACCTGCTTTCGTTCTTCTTCGAACGCCTTCACCAGTCTGTTCAGGGTTGCCCTGTCCTTACGCATCTCTGCGGTCTGGGAATCCGTATAAGCAATGGATGCATATTCCTGTGCCTTCTTCTGGATCTCTTCCTTCAACTCGCTGCTGTTCCACTGGATCTCCGGGAGCGTCCCCGGCTCCATCTTGGTCGTGATTCTTAATTCCATGTTTACCTCCTGTCATATCTCCGGCAGTATCCTGCCCGGTCTTATGTTGTGTGTTACCTGCTGCCAAAATTTCTTTTCTTCCTGCAAGAGCATCGCAAGGTCTTCTTCAACGTCAGAACGTTCAATGAAATAGTGGCGGACGGCTGTCCGCCTGTCTCCTTCCCGGTCCGACCGGATGTGTGCCCTCAGCACTGCAAACTGGTAACCTGTCACCAACAAATAGTGGAGCACCTGAATATAATAGTTATCCGGTATGCGGTCATCCCACTTGCCCCACTGTGCACTGTTCATGATGTTCGTGGTCTTGATCTCCAGGATGCCTTTTCTGCCTTCCTGGTCGGTCAGCTCGCCGTCAAGTGAAGCCTGCATGAATGGATATTCAACACTCCGCAGGATGCGGTTCTCGTGATACAGGACTTGATATTCCGGAAAGTCCAACGAAAACAGCCTGCGGATCAGCGGCTCTGCTTCCGTTCCATATTTCACATACGGCTTATCAGATATGTCCTTCGGCATCCGTCTCCCGGTCTTCTCATCAAATAATTCCACGTTGCTCTTGTATGGGTTCAATCCCAATATCGCAGCCGCATCCGAACCGCCGATCCCAAGCGTGCGGCTTTCCAGCCACGCCGCATGGTCAGCATTTTCAATGATTGTATAGCTCATACTTGAATTTTCAGTCTCTCTGCCCTATACTGTAGTTGTCTTTTTATTTGTGTCCCGGATCGCCCGCCAAAGCACCGGGACTTTTTACTACCTCGAGTGTCGCTTTCTCAACGATCACCGATTCTTTCGTCTCTTCATTTATTGCATGCACATAGATGCTGTTATGGTGCCAGATCCGGTACTTGTCCGAATCAATCCCGGCCAGTTCCAGGATGGCTCTGGCTTCCTGGTCGCGTCCTTCATTTACCCAGATCATCTGCTTTCCCCCTCCAGACGGATACATACCTTTGCCAGTTCCGCTGCAAGCTTGTATTCCTTTTCGTATCTACTGCCTCCATGTGTTTCCTCCACTCTATCAACAAATTTCTGGAGGCTTCCCGAAAAGCAGCCACATCTTACCCCTATCGTATCATCCTTAGTCCTGTAAAATGTAACATATCCATCCCGGCTCCCGATCGGTCCTTGTACAAAGAAATGCCTCGTATTGAAAACTTCTGCGTTGCCGTAAACCCACGCGTTGCCGTAAACCCACGCATCGCCGGAAATCCACGCATTTCCGAAATGTGAAAGATTTTCCTCTTTCTCGATGTATCCGCCGAACTCTCCAGTTTTGACAGACCCGAAATCACGCACTGCTCTGATCCGGTACAGTGTTTTCCCGTAAACTGTGACCGTTTCCTCTGTTAATTCATATTTTTTCATTCTGCTTCCTCCTTCTCCGCCCACAGCATGATGCGGATTACTACCGCACACCACACGGTAATTGTGGTTCCGACAATGTCACGCTCATTCAACAGGCTGTATTTTCCCAGCCACCAGAAGGCAAATATTGCGGCTGCTGTGGCTACGATCGGGGCGAGTACAGCCGCTCCGGTTGTTTCTTCCGCTTCTTCTGTTACTTCTGTTTCTCTTTTTTTCATTGCTTGTCCTTTCTCCGCCTGCTCAGGCGGTCTTATCCTCTTTGTAGCTTGCCATCTCCAACCCTCTGCGGTTAGCTGTATCTTTCAGCCGCTTCCGGTTTTCATCTGGCAGTGTTTCAATCAGTACTTCCTTGCCATCGATTACGACAATGTTCATAATTTTCGGCATTGCTACCACCTCCCATTACAAAGCTATGTGTTACTGCTTGTATTTGTTGCTTTGTTCTTTTCTGCTTCTATGTCTTTCAACTCTTTTCATCTCCCTTCAATCGTTGTCTATAATTCAAAATCCGTGGTTCGTATTGAATTAAACTAAACTTCTTTCTCGATTTTTTGG